ACTAATAATAATACTAGTAATAATACTAAAGATAAAGGCGCGCCCGCGAGATACTTTGACGACGAGGAACTAAATAATAAGTTCTTGGAATTTCTTTCCATGCGTAAGAAGATTAGAAAACCAGTCCGAACAGATAGAGCTTTGAAAGCATTACTCAAAAAGTTGCATGAATTATCTGGCGGTGATGTTGGACTGATGAAACAGATTATAGATCAGTCATTGGATAAAGAGTGGCTAGGACTTTTTGAACTGAAAACAGCTAACGACAGCACGAAGAACATCAACGACCGGCTGTACGGAGATATACAGCACTGGGCGGCACAGAAAGAACAGGAGGGAGGCGGAATGTATGACGATTTCGGAGTTTTCTAAAATCGTAGCCGCATTAAAGACCGTTTATACGTCTCCGGGGTTCATTCCCAACGAGCCCACCTTGGATATGTGGTACCGCTTGGTAGGCAAGAACAACGACTACCAGACAATGAGCGTAGCGGCACAGATGTACATGACAACCGGCAAGTTTCCACCGACACCAGCAGATATTTTGGAGTGTGCCAGCAAGCTCAAGGCAGAAAGCAGCTACCTGAGCGAGCAGGAAGCGTGGGCAACAGTGGCAAAGGCGTGTACAAATGGCGAGTGGATAGAAGGCGGCTACAGCTACCAGAAAAACTTTGACAGACTCCCGAAGATTTTGCAGAAGGCGGTAGGAACGCCGGAAACGCTCCGTAATTGGAGTCAAGTTGATATGGCGACCATGCAGACAGTCGTGCAGTCAAACTTTCTCAGAAGCTACAGAGCGTCGCTAGAAGCACAAAAGGAGATAGACAAGTACCCGCCGAAGCTCCAAGAGATGATACGGGCGGCGGGGGCGATAGAGCGAAAAGAAACAGTGCCGGAACTACCCACACTGGGAGAAATAGTTGGGCGGTTAGAGCAGGATAATAAAAATTATCCCCCGGAACAATGTAGTGGAGCGTTGGGGGATTGGATAGCAGAAAAGAAGGAGAGATTGGGTTATGAATAACACAATGATTAGCGTAAACGGCTTTGCGAAAAGAGAGTATGAGGACGTCTTAGAGAAAAAAGGTGTGATTCCTGCAAGTGTTGTAATCACAGTCGAGGACAAGGCGATTGCAAGAGCTATTTTAGAGCTATTTAAAGACAAGGTACAAAAAACAGGCGTTTTGCGGATGAAAGAAATTGAAGCTTTTGCCCGCGGCTACAACGAATTGAGCAAAAGCATTGAAACGGCATGGGGAGAAGAAAGCGAGGAGAAATATGGCGGAGCGGTACGTTGACCCAGTCAGGGAATACCTAAAAAGACAGCACCTTGAGGCGGAATATGAGTGTAGAACAGCACACAAAGCAATCAAACGAGGCGCGGCGAGCTACAACGAATACGAGAGATATGAGGAGGAATTAGAGCAATGACACTATACGAGATTGACAGCACAATTATGGATTGTGTAGACGAGGAGACAGGAGAAATTATTGACCTCGAAAAACTTGAGGCTCTCAACATCGAGAGAGACAAAAAAGTGGAGGGAATCGCGCTGGCGGTAAAGAATTATGCCGCAGAAGCAAAGGCAATCAAAGAGGAGGAAGAAAAGCTTGCGAAACGCCGCAGAAGTTGCGAGAACGCCGCACAGAGGTGTAAAGACTATCTGTCCCATGCTCTTGACGGAGAAAAGCTCAAAACGGCAAGAGTAAGCGTATTCTACAAGAGAAACGAGTCTGTGACTATTGACGATTTAGGCAGTCTGTCAGAGGAATACATCAGGATTCCAGAGCCACAGGCGGACAAGACAGCGATTAAGAAGGCGATTAAAGCCGGGAAAGAGGTTGCAGGGGCACATCTTGAGACCTCAAAGAGTGTGATCGTGAGGTAAGAAAAATGGGAGATGTTTACACAAAGTTACAAAAAATTCAAGCAGAATTAAAGGTGCCCAAGAGTAAATACAGTGATTATGGCGGCTATAGTTACAGGAGCTTAGAGGACATCTACGAGGCAGTAAAGCCTTTATTGGATAGGGAAGGCTTAATATTAGCCGTAAACGACGAAATTATTATGCTGGGCAACCGATTTTACATAAAGGCGACAGCGATTTTAAAAGACATAGAAAGCGAGGGCAGTTTTTGCACTACAGCATACGCCAGAGAAGAAGAAAGCAAAAAAAAGATGGATGCAGCACAAGTTACCGGGTCGGCATCAAGTTACGCAAGGAAATACGCGTTAAATAGCTTGTTTCTTTTAGACGATTCAAAAGACGCGGATACAGACGAATATAAACGCAACGAGGTTGTCACAGAGAAAGAAGCGAAACGGCTCTATGATTTGATGCAAAAAAAGGGAATGACGGAAGCCCAAATTAAAGAATGGGCAAGTCAAAGAGGCTTAAAATCATTGTATCAGACGACACAACAACAATATGCCGAAGCCATGAAGGAATTAGGACTGAAATAGCATGGATTTAACTGGAAAAATAAAAAACTTAGCGGTGGATTATTTTAGCAAAAAGATAACAGTTACCCTAGAAATCAACGAAGCGGAACGGTTTATAAAGGGCGTGGACGAACTGAAAAAGTTGGAAAAGCTGTCCATAATAATTAAACCGTTCCGCAAGAAAAGAAGCTTGTCAGCAAACGCCTATTTTCACGTCCTGATCACCAAAATAGCAGAGAAAGTCGGCACGAGCAAGGCAGAAGCCAAAAATTTGATGATAGGCAGATATGGACAGCCGGAGCTGATAAAAGGAGACATAGCGGTTTTAAAAACTAATGTCCCAACCGACATCATGTACAAAAAAGAGGACGTTCACACGGTTGCGATAGGACGGCGACTAGAAAAAGGCAAAGAAGTTGTGTTTTACAGACTCATGCGAGGTTCGCACACCTACGACAGCCGGGAAATGAGCGAGCTAATCAAAGGCACGATACAGGAAGCAGAAGATTTGGGAATTGAAACGCTAACACCAAGAGAACTGGAACAAATACTAGGAAAATGGAAGCCAAGAAAGGAAGAAGAGAAATGAAAAAATTTGAATTAACAACAGAATTTATTACAAACGTAGCTGGAAAAAAGTTGTTTAGAATTAAGGCGCTGGTTGAATTCGGGAACGTGAAAGCAGGAGAACTTGGAGGATATGTGGAGAAAGAGGGAAATATATCGCAAGACGGCAACGCATGGGTTTTTGGCGATGCAAAGGTCTCCGGAAACGCAGAGATTTCCAGAGACGCAAAGGTTTACGGCAATGCAGCGGTTTCCGGAGACGCAAAGGTTTACGGCAATGCAAAGGTTCACGGCAATGCAAAGGTTCACGGCAATGCAAAGGTTCACGGCAATGCAGAGATTTCCAGAGACGCAGAGGTTTACGGCAATGCAGAGGTTTCCGGAGACGCAACGGTTTCCGGCAACACAAAGGTTTCCGGAGACGCATGGGTTACCGGAAACGCATGGGTTACCGACAATGCAGAGGTTACCGGAAATGCAACGGTTTACAACAACGCATGGGTTTTTGGCGATGCAAAGGTTTCCGGAAATGCAAAGGTTTCCGGAAACGCATGGGTGTCCGGTAATATAGATTATGCATTAGCACAGGGCTTCGGAACAAAATTCCGATGCACAACTTTTTACAGGGGTAAAAATAAAAAAATAATGGTTAATTGCGGATGCTTTCACGGTGATTTAGAAGAATTTAGAAAACAGGTTAAGGAAACACGCAACGGAAAAATTGCAAAAGAGTACTTAATGATTGCCGATTTGATGGAATATCATTTCACAGGCGAGGGTTCTGACGATGAATAGCGTACTACAGACAGAGAAAGAGTGCTTCTTTTGTAAAACAACTAGAAATTTACATAGACACCATGTCTTGTACGGAAGAAGTAATAGAAAACAATCAGAAAAGTACGGTTTTACAGTTTATTTGTGTCTGAGCCATCATACCAACGGCGGCGAGGCAGTACACCGTAATCCCAACGGACCGCTAGACAGGTATCTCAAGGAGCTAGCGCAGAAGTACTGGGAGGAGAATAACGGAACGAGGGAAGAATTTATCAAAACATTTGGGAGAAATTACCTATGAACAAATTTAGAAATAAAAAGATTTTTACGAAAGATGGGAAGTTTGACAGCAAGAGAGAAATGCATCGCTATTTAGAACTTGCGGTAATGCAAGAAGCGGGAGAAATTACAGGATTAGAGCGACAGGCTAGATACATCCTTGTAGGCAGCCAGAAGCGAGAGGATGGCACTACAGAATGCCCCGTATCCTATACAGCAGATTTCCGCTACACAGACAAGAAAGGGAAGATTGTTGTCGAGGACGTAAAATCTCCGCGCACAAGAAAAAATCCAGAGTACATTATCAAACGCAAATTAATGCTTGAGAGATACGGCATCACAATCATGGAGGTGGTGTGATGAAGAAAACAGGAGATTCAGAAGCAAGAAAAGCAGTGAAAACGCTCAAGAAGTATTGCAACGAGCATAAATATTGCGAAAGTTGTATTTTTGCGGTAGGAAAGAAAGGTGCGGCTTGCCTGCTAGTAAATAAATTGCCGTTTGACTGGGTAAGATATTAAAGCCGGACACCCTCCGGGGTTAAGGATAGATACACATTACAGTAACACGTTAACGGTTCCATGAGGAGCTATATGCCATTGATTCCTCCGGATTTATTCCGGAGGGGAAAGGGAAGAAAATGAAAGTAGAAGAAATGCAAAACAGTGAAGTGAAAGACTATTTGTTAGAAAATTTAGAAATAGGCGTATTGTTTAGCAAATTAACGGAAAAGGCGGATGAATTATCTAAAGCCGCAACGATACGCGCAGAAATTATGGGATTTAACCCAACCCCAGCGGAAGTGTTAAAAGCAGAGGGTGCTTTGCGTAGAAATATGGCAGAAGTTATATTGATTTGTGAAATACTAGCCTGCAACACAGACGCGTGGGACGATGTTGAAGACACACAAGAAGAAATAGCGAGAAAATGGGTTGAGTTAATGATGAAGGATAAGGGGAGGGAATGAAAAGGTGGAACAGATGAAAAAGCTTAGCATAGAAGACATAGATTTTGAGTTTATACCGGCGTCTGTTCTTCAGGATGTAGACAAGAGGATTGCAGATTGGCGAGCGGCTGGAGGGAAAGATAACGACCAATATGTGCAGCAGCAACTTAGATATTTAAAGAGAACAGAAAAGCTTTGCAAGCAGAGTGCGAATCAGGAGGAATAAGAATGGATAATAAGAAAATATATGAAGCACTAAGAATAATTCAGAGAGCGTGTTATGAGCATAGGGATATAAATGAAACGTGCCAATTTTGTCCGCTAGCAAATAATTATGCAGAATGTCTCATCACACCCGAAGATGGAGAAGCTCCATTAAATTGGAACCTTGTGTCACCAGATAAGGCCGTGAGACTGTTACAATGAAACTAGAATCCAGAACAGTGCAAGAAATACTCACTGGCGAAAAGCAAATAGATACGATAGAGCCGGATACATATATGGGTTTATCACAGCAATACATAAAAGATGAAATAAGTGATGAGGAGTTTACGAAGCGGTGTAACCGACTGAAAAGGATACCAATAAACACCTACGTGAGCATATCAGAAAAATTTATGCAGGGTGAAATAAGCGAGGACGAATTTGTGGAGCAGTATAACCGATTGATTGAGCAAGAGGCTGAAAAACACTGGGAGCCGGTCGAACCACATGAGCATATATAAATATATAAGAGGAAAGAAAAATGAAGTTTATTGATTTTTTTGCCGGAATCGGAGGGTTCCGCAGAGGCATGGAATTAGCGGGGCATGAATGCGTCGGGTTTTGCGAATTCGACAAATTCGCGGTTGCGAGCTACACATCTATGCATCTGCTTACTCAGGAACAAAGAGAATTTTTGAGCAAAATGCCATTGAAACAGCGACAAAAAGAAATACTAAAGGAGGAATACAGAAATGGAGAGTGGTACGCAAATGACATTAGAAGAGTATATGCCGGAGACATTCCAAAAGCAGATTGCTGGTGTTTTGGATTCCCATGTCAAGACATCTCCGTTGCAGGAAAACAGCTTGGATTTCAAGGGAACCGTTCAAGCTTGTTTTTCAGAGTTATGTACCTTATCGGACAACTCAAAGAAGAAAATAGACCCACTTACCTTTTCATTGAGAACGTTAAAAATCTGCTTAGTGTTAATGGAGGATGGGATTTCGCCAGACTGCTCATTGAAATGGAGCAGGGGGGGTATGATGCAGAATGGCAGGTGCTCAATTCCAAAGATTTCGGAGTGCCACAGAACAGAGAAAGATGTTTCATTATCGGACATCTTAGAAGTAGAAGTACCGCAAAAGTATTTCCTGTCGAAAGAACAGACGGAGAAAATAGTATTCAAATAATTGATCACAAAGACGGATACAGAAAAAATACGCAGGTATTTGCACCTGATGGAATTACAGAAACTCTTGATACTGGTCAAGGTGGTGGGCGAGGGCATCATGTAGCATTGCCGTGTTTTATAGATTTGTGCAACAGTGGAACAGAAACAACTAGCATTGCCAGATGCTTGCAAGCAAGATATCAAAAAGGATGTGGAACGTATAAAGCGCAAAATAGCGGTATTGCAATTCCAGTTTTAACACCTGACCGAGCAGAAAAGCGTCAGAATGGACGGAGATTCAAAGAAGATGGTGAGCCGATGTTTACACTTACTGGACAGGATAGACACGGAGTGGCGATTGAACCGATTGGAGTTATTGATTCGCAGGGAATAAAAGTAGCCGAAGCAACAAAGCAAGGCTATTCCGAGTGTAGAGTAGGCATTGATAACGTGAATTTATCAGTTCCAGGAAGTAAAACAAGAAGAGGACGAGTTGGACGTGATGTTGCAAATACATTAGATACCAGTTGCAATCAAGGGATTTTTGTGCAAGTTTCAGAAGAGTTGACCATATATGCTGTCTGGTATGAAAAATACCAGTGCTACATAGCAATCAGAAAGCTGACACCGAAAGAATGCTTTAGGCTGCAAGGTTGGACAGATGACTATTTTGAAAAAGCAGAGTTTGTTAATTCTGATAGTCAATTATATAAACAAGCAGGAAACGGCGTAACTGTAAATGTAATAAGAGCTATTGCAGAAAAATTAGGCGAAAGAGATGGATACACGAAATCACGAACATTGCAAAGGCAAAACGGCGCATGAGCATATATAAAGGAGTGATAAAACTATATGAAACAGCTTAGCCTTGAAGATATCAATCTTGATATGATTCCGATTAATGTTCTGCAGGATGTAGATAAGCGAATATCTGACTGGAGGTCAATGGGAGGCAAAGATTCGGACCCATACATACAGCAACAGTTAAGATATTTAAAACGAGTCGAGTTGATGGCGAACAACGCCGCGGATACGATCACATATTTTTAAACAGGAGGAAGAATGAAGTTAAAAGGGATGGCCGTAGAACAGTTATTAGAGTTCTTAATGATTGCGAACAGTTTAATTGAGATAGGAGAGCTAATATGAGTACAGTAAATAACGTGATAAGTAATGTGATAGCCATAATATGGGCAGTGATTGCTTTGTCGGAATGGATACTGGCAGAAGAAAAAGAAGATAAGATTTATGCAGCAGTAATGATGATATTAGCGATGATTACGCGGAGGTAAGAAAATTGAGCAATCCCAAACACGACTGGTACGGGCACGCAGTAAAGCAGGTAAAAAAATACCCAGACAAACTGATTGCAGAAAATACAGCTCAGTCAGCCCTATGGATGTACGCTATTAACAAGGCGATAAGGCAGACAGAGGGCATGGACAACGGTGAGGACAGAATGAAAGCTGTACAGCTGGTATATTTTGAGGACAGATACACGATAGCAGGGGCGGCGGATAAGCTTGGATATGCAGAAATGACTATACGCAGATGGCTTAGTGCTTTCGCCAATTTGGCTGGGAAATATGCGGGATATTAGAGAGGGAGAATTATCTCCCTCTCTTTTTTATGTTTGTCTAACATGGCTTAAAAGATGTCGTACAATACACTTGTACGGACGAGTACTGGTAACTTTTTGTGAGACATAACCTCCTCTATCTTTTTGTGGTAAAAGTGTAAACTCTCACCCGCGTAAAAGAGAGTACATAAGACACCTATCCCACGGTGCCTTGTGTCCCATACAGGTTGCGGGGTCTACAAGTGTTTAGAGACCAGCCGCTTATTAGTCTTACCCCGGCGGCTGTTAAGGTGCAATTCCTTATGCTTGTATTTGGTTGCATTATGCAACTGATGTAAACGATTTTTTTCATATTTTCTTTCCTTTCATATAACCCCGTAAACAATCCATTACGGGGTTATGGTTGTATTTAGGAGGTGACCCCAAAATGGGATAAGTAAATACCAGGAGTGGCTGACCCAAGAAGGGTTGCTTAAGATAGAGGGATGGGCACGAGATGGATGCACAGACAAAGAGATCGCGGCAAACATCGGTATTAATCCAGATACCTTGTATACATGGAAGAAAAAATTCCCAATTTTAGCCGATGCCTTAAAAAAGGGGAAAGATGTTGTGGACAGGCAGGTGGAAAAAAGCCTATTACAACGGGCACTGGGGTATAGCTACGAGGAGACGAGTGAAAAGTACGAAGGCGGAGTAATGACGGAGCGAAAAGTAACAAAGAAGCACGTTGCGCCAGATACGACAGCACAAATATTCTGGCTAAAGAACAGAAAACCAGAACAATGGCGTGATAAGCCACAGTCAGAGAGTGCAAGTGATAAAGCACTGGCGAAAGCTATTGAAATCCTTGGGGGTGTCGATAGTGCCATTGACTAGCAAACAGGCAGAATACCTGCAAGGCTGTAACCGCCGTTGGAACGTAAAGACCGGGGCGACAGGCTCCGGGAAATCCTTTGTTGACTACGCAGTCGTAATTCCTCAACGCCTGACACATCTAAAAGGACTGGGGCTTGCTGTGATGCTGGGAAACACCAGAGGCACGTTACAGCGAAACATACTTGACCCTATGAGAGAGATATGGGGTGAGGAGTTAGTTGGCGAAATACGCAGTGACAACACAGTACAGCTATTTGGCAAAAAAGTATATGCATTAGGTGCCGATAACAAGAAGCACGTTGCAAGGATACAGGGAGCGACAATTGAGTATGCTTATGGCGACGAGGTGACGACGTGGAATCAAGAAGTGTTTGAGATGTTAAAATCTCGTCTCAGAACGTCACACAGTCACTTTGACGGTACGTGCAACCCGGCGGGGCCAAAGCACTGGTTTAAAGGATTTATAGATTCCGATGCCGATATATTCCAACAGGCGTACAACATACATGATGGCTGCCTGCCTCCGGCGGTAGTGGACGAGTTGATAAAAGAGTACTCAGGGACGCACAGGTACCAACGCTACATACTGGGCAAATGGGCAGTGGCAGAAGGGCCTGTGTACGATATGTTTTCAGAGCAAAGGCACGTCTGTAAGGCAAAGACCAGCGGAGAGATAATTGTGAGCAGTGATTTTGGTATGCAGAACCCTACCGTCTTCTTGATCTGGCAGAAAAGAGTAGATACCGGCAACTGGCACTGCATAAAAGAGTACTACTATTCAGGCAGGGAGAACAACCGCATGAAGACAGTCAGTGCGCTAGTAAAAGGACTAGAGGACACGCTAAGCGGGCAGAAAGATGATTTAGTGATCGTTGACCCATCCGCCACCGCTCTCATCGTGGAGTTACGTAGCAAAGGGCATAAAGTCAAAAAAGCAGATAACACTGTTAACGATGGGATAGCAGACGTTGAGACGATGTTGACACAAGACAAATTATCGTTTGACCCGTCTTGCACACACACGATCGAGGAGTTTGGTATCTACGCATGGGACCCAGCGGCGGCCGACAAAGGCAGGGATGTAGTTATAAAACAGTCAGACCACGCAATGGACGCTATCAGGTATTTTGTAAAAACAAAAAAACTCGTCAAGCGCAGTCAATCAAGACAATACAAATCAATTCTAGGGTGATAACAATGTATCTATCATATCAAGATTTTGTTGCCGCAAAAGACAAAGGGCAATTTATAAATCAGTTTATAAAATTCCATGAGAGCACAGGGGCATATAAAGAGGCGTTAAAAGCGGACAAGTATGACGCACAGGAAAATGAGACTATTTTACAGTTCCAGCGCATCTATTACACTCTATTAGGTCAAAAAAAGATAGATAATTTTTCGTCTAACGCACAGATATGCTCTAATTTCTTTCACAAATTAAATACACAACGCTGTTCGTACAGCCTAGGAAACGGCGTCTTTTTTAACGATATGAGCATTAAAAAAGACAAGCTAGGCAAACAATTCGACAGACGGATTAAGGAGGCGGCTTACAACGCATTGATTCACGGTCAATCTTTCCTTTTTTGGAATGTGGACCACGTGCATGAATTTCCCCTCACACAGTTCGCCCCGATGTGGGATGAGGACACAGGGGCATTGATGGCAGGCATAAGATTCTGGCAACTGGACGAACAGAAGCCGTTTAAGGTTGTGCTATACGAAATAGATGGCTATACAACCTACAGCGCAGAAAGCAAATTTGGAGAATTAAAAGAGACCGCTCCCAAACGGGCGTATAGGCAGAGGATTGAGGTTGCGAACAATCTGGAGCCCGAAATTATCGGAGAAGAAAATTATAGTAGTCTCCCTATCGTGCCGATGTTTGGGAATAAACGACATATAAGCACTCTGAGAGGGATGCAGTCAAAGATTGATGCATATGACGCAGTACAAAGTGGTTTTGCCAATGATCTAGACGACTGTGCGCAGATGTATTGGCTTATCTCTAACGCTGACGGCATGACAGACGATGAGCTGGCGGAATTTAGAGACCGGCTCAAGTTTCAACACATCGCAAAGGCTGAGGAAGGGCAGGTACAGGCATACACGCAAGAGCCACCATATACCGCCAGAAAAGAGTTTCTCACGCAGATGCGGTCAGAAATTTATGAGGACTTCGGGGCGTTGGATGTACACGCCATAGCCGCCGGAGCAACAAATGACCATATAGACGCGGCATACCAGCCGCTAGACGACAATGCAGATGATTTTGAGTACTTCGTAGGCGATGCGATCGAGAAGATTCTGGAGCTTGCAGGGATTGATGACGAACCACAATTTAAGCGAAACAGAATCAGCAACGAGAAGGAACGAACAGACATGATTCTTGAGGCGGCTAATTATCTGGACGAAGAAACCATCCTCAAAAAATTACCGTTTGTTGCACCGGAGGAAGTGCCGGACATTTTGGCAAAGCTGGACGAAGAATCGTATAACCGCTACACAGAGCCACCTGAACCAGATGCGCCGGAAGGGGATGAATAAACATGTATCCATCCGACAAGTGGACAGAACAGGAACTGCAAAAACTAGAAAAACGGTTAGCAGGTGTATATAAGCAGGCTGAAAAAGAGCTTGACGGCAAAGCGAGAAACTATTTTAAACAGTTTTCCAGGCGATACGCCAAAGAATATGCGGCATACCAGGCAGGGAAGTACACTAAGAAAGAATTTGAAGCATGGCTGATGAATCAATATGGCAGAGGGCAGAGGTGGGAAGCACTGCGCGAGGACATGGCGCGGCGGCTGGCAGAATCAAACCAGATTGCCGCGGCGTATATCAATGAAAAGACCCCTCTTGTTATTGCCCTCAATCGTAATTTCGAGGCGTACATGATTAAATCTCTTATACCTGACAGACAGATAAAAGAAATTGGAGATATTGCTTTTAATCTAGTTGACGAACACACAGTTAAACGGCTGACGGTCAGAAAACAGAAGATTCTCCCGCCCCGAAGGGTGCTAAAAAGCAAAGATGTGCGTTGGAACAAGAAGAAATTGCAAAATGCACTACTGCAAGGAATTTTACAGGGCGACAGCATAGGAAAGCTCGCAGGGCGATTCCAAGACGTTACAGGCATGAATCATACTGCCGCAATTAGAAATGCCCGCACAGCGTTCACAGGGGCGCAGAACGGGGGCAGGCAGGCGGCATATGAGGAAGCCTACCAGATGGGGATTGATGTAGTTAAGCATTGGACAGCGACAAAGGATTTGAGGACACGAGACAGCCACAGAGCGTTAGATGGCGAAGAAGTACCGTTTAATATGGCTTACTCAAACGGCCTCATGTATCCGGGTGACTCAAGCGGAATCCCGGCGGAAGTTTATAACTGTCGTTGCACGCAGAGAACTGCACTGCCTACCCAACTGGCACAACCGCGAATGATACGCGTCAGAAATCCAGAGACAGGCAGAAATGAAATCGTGGAAGACATGACCTATTACGAATGGCTGGCAACACAAAGGGGGCGAATATAATGGCAGATATTGATGTTGTAAGCCACGTGGACGAAGTAATTTTAAAGACCACCATGGCACTTGCAAGGGCGTTAGAACAGGCGGGGGCCGCCGCAGAGGGGCACGCAAAAGACCTTTGCCCGGTCGATACGGGCGCATTAAGAAACAGTATTACGCATCGGACCGACTTGGAAAATCTCACGGAAACAATAGGTAGCAACGAAGAATACGCCGCCTATGTGGAACTGGGAACTGGCGTGTACTACAAAGGGGGACGAAAGACCCCATGGACTTATCAGGACGATAAAGGACAATGGCATATCACAAACGGTCAGAGGGCGCAGCCGTATTTAAAACCGGCGGCGGCAAATTACGCAAAAGAATACACAGCAATCATTGCAGATGAATTAAAAGGAGCGATGGGATAATGAACAGATTGTCTTTACTCGTCAAGGCAAGAGAAACGGCGGAGTATTTTGTTAATAAAAAATTTAAATACTCTCAGGGCGTGGCGAATAGCTGGGCAGGCGCAAAGAAGAAAAAGGTAAGTAATTGTGCATCGTATGTATGCTATTGCCTGCAGCAATTAGGCATCCTCAAACCGGGACAACTGTTTTATTGCAACAGGAACGGAACGGTTGTCTATAAGGGCGCAGGAACAAAAGCGGCTATATCAAAACGATATAGATTGATAAAAGTAAATAAATTACCCCGGAATTATAAAAACAAATTAAAACCGGGAGACATTTGCTTTTACCGCCTGCATACCAATATTTTCGCAGGAATAAACGAGAACAATAAAATGGTTTGGTGGGACGCCGGAAAGGCTAGCACAAATACTAAAAAAGCAGGCGGAACATACAAAAAGATACATAGGATTATTAACAGCAGCCAGAAAATCTTATATGTGCTGAGATGGAAAGGGTGAGAAAATGACACAGAGAAAAATTATTGACGTGTCGGTATACAACGGCACAATCGACTGGAAGAAAGTAAAGAAATACGGTTGTGATGGTGCGATCATTAAGATTATCCGCAAGGATTTAGGCAAAGATAAGAAGTTTGAGGCAAACTACAAAAAGTGTGAGGAGTTAGGCATTCCATGGGGCGTGTATAACTACACATACGCAACTACAGTGGCGAAAGCTAAGTCAGACATGAAACTTGTATGCGACATCCTAGACAAAATTAGTAAGAAACATTTTAAATACGGCGTTTGGTTTGACATCGAAGACAAAGTACAAGCTAAGCTGACAAAGGGCATGATTGCATCAATCATCAACGCGGCACAGACTGTCGTTGAGTCAAGAGGCTATAAATTTGGCGTTTACACTGGGATGTCGTATTTTTCGGAGCACATTGATAAAAACAAAGTTAACTGTAAAAACTGGTGGATCGCACGTTATTACAAAGGCTATAACCGCATGGCATTTAAAGCGACACCGAACAAATCTTATAAGCCTGCAAACGTGCCTGACCTTATGGCGTGGCAGTATACCAGCTCTGGCGTATTTCCGACCAAGGTTTCAACCGGCAACGGCGGCAAGTTTGATTTAAATATTTTGTATCACGACTTCCCAGCGGTGGAGCAGAAGGAAGAAACAACGAAAGAGGTTAAATACACTGGGAAATTCCCTAAATTGCCGTCACGCGGCTACTATACGTTTTTAGACGGTATTACAGTATTAAAAGGCGCAAAAAGGGAAATTGAAAAATTGCAGAAGTTTTTAAACTGGGCTATCGGCTCGAAATTAGATACTGACGGCAAATACGGCGAAAAGACGGAAGACGCGGTTAGCATTTTTCAGTCGAAATGTAAATTAAAAATTGACGGCAAATTTGGGGCGAAATCCCTTAAAGCCGCAAAAACGTTTAGAAAGTAATCGCGAAGTACTGCGATTTACATATAAAGTCATTTAGGGAAAGAAATCCCTCAAAGAAAAGGAGTAATCAAATGGCACTAACAAGAGCTTTTTTAAAGAGCATGACACTTACAGATGAACAGGTTTCCGCGATTATCGAGGAGCACTCTGCAACCGTTACAGGTTTAAAAGGCGAGATCGCTAAATACAAAGAGGATGCAGAGAAAGTCCCAGACCTCCAGAAGAAATTGAAGGACTATGAAAAGGACGACTGGAAAGGCAAGTATGAGAAAGAACACGCAGGTTTTGAGAGTTACAAAGCCGAACAGGACAAGAAAGCGTCCTACAGCGCGAAAGAAGCCGCGTATAAGAAGATGCTTGAGGAGTCCGGCGTGTCCAGTAAAGTAATTAACCTTGCATTAAAAGCATCAAAAGAGACTATTGATAATTTAAAAATCGGAACTGACGGCAAATTTGAGAATGCAGCAGAAGTAGAAAAAGGCATCAAAGAAGCGTATGCCGATTATATTACAACTGAAAAAACTCAGGGCGCTAATGTATCAAATCCACCGGGAGGAGAACCGGGGAAAATGACCAAGAAAGAAATCATGGAAATTAAAGATGCAGGCGAACGTCAGAAAGCGATTGCGGAAAATCACGAACTTTTTGGATTTTGAAAGGAGTAAACAATGCCAGGAGTAACTACTAGCACTGTATTAAATACAGATAGCACCCTCAAAGCGAGAGAAATTGATTTTGTAACAAGATTTGAAAAAAACTGGGATGCATTAAGAACCATCTTGGGAATCGTTAGACCTATTAGAAAAGAGCCGGGCACTAGCTTAGTAACCTACGAAGCGCAGATGAAAGATGAAGCTTTACAGGGCGGCGCAAGTGTGGGCGAGGGAGAGGCAATCCCTTTTACGCAGTTTAAAGTTGTGGAAAGTAAGAGAGAAGATATTGTCGTAGAAAAATACGCTAAATCTTTAACTCTTGAGTCTGTGGCAAAATGGGGCGCAACCGTTGCGATTGAAAAAACAGATGATGCCTTTATGGTTGAGCTGCAGAACAAGGTTTTAAAGGATTTTTACACATTTTTAAAAACCGGAACATTAAAAGGAACACAGAAGAAATGGCAGAAAGCACTTGCAATCGCAAAAGGTGCTGTACTTAATAAATTCGCAGGAATGAACAGAAATGTAACCGAAGTCGTAGGATTTGCAAACGTAATGGATTTTTACGACTGGTTAGGTGATAAAGAGATTACTGTGCAGACAATGTTTGGTTTACAGTATATCAAAAATTTCTTCGGCTTCTCCACACTGTTCCTTCTCCCTGACGACTATATTCCGGCAAAAACCGTCATTGCAACACCGGTGGAAAATATTGATTTATATTATATCGATCCCGGCGACAGCGATTTCAAAAAGCTTGGGCTGGACTACACGACATCCGGTGAGACAAATCTGATTGGATTCCACGCAGGCGGAAACTACACAAACGCCACAGGCGAAACATACGCCATTATGGGCATGAAACTGTGGGCAGAATACCTTGACGGTGTTTGTGTAGTTACCGTTGGAACTACAGAAACTATCCCGGAAGTATCAAGTTTAAGTGGAAAATAAAAGGGGTTGATTGAGTGCTTTATGAAATCATGAATCACATTCACAATTTCTTCCCGGTCAAGGGGGCGGCGATCACAGGAAAAATAACAATCGGGGAATGGATTTTTGACACGCATATAGATGCAACGGCAGACACCAAAGACCTACGTTATTTTGACACTGCGATTCGCCTCCCACTACAGAACGGGCAGTATTATTTGATAAGCGGCTCTATTTTTAATGACGGGGTTTATCAGTATCACAAAGGCGATACTGCCCCGTTACAGGAGGAGACATTTGACGGTGTAGTGGTTCCACTGGCTATCCCTAAACCGTTTTTGTCACTGGTGGACGAAATCAGCGAGTGGCAAGCGAAAAACGGCAATTTAGGAGCGTATCAGTCGGAGTCATTTGGCGGCTATTCGTACAGCAGAGCAACAAATAGCAAGGGCGAGACCTACACATGGCAAGATGCCTTTAGGGCGCGCCTAAACCCATGGAGGAAAATGGCATGAGTTTAATCAATGAATTTTTACAGGATTGTATACTCATGGATAAAAAGCGCACTTCTGACGGCGAGGGTGGATTTATCACCGAATGGGTCGAGGGCGCTAAAATACAGGCGGCAATAGTCCGAGATACCTCCATGTCTGCCAGAGTGGCAGAAAAAGAGGGTGTAACAGCAACATATACAATCACTACAGCTAAAACAGTAAAGCTGAGCTATCATGATGTATTAAAAACAAAAGACGGAAAAATTTTTAGAGTTACATCAAATGCAGGAGAAAAAGAAACCCCTGTATCGTCCAATTTAGACATAGCACAGGTCATGGCGGAAAAGTGGGAGTTAACGTCATGACCCCAACGGCGGCACTGTATCAATTCTGGTCATCCTTCGGCATAACTGCATATCCGTCTAACAGGGTGCCGGAGGACGCCACTTTCCCTTTTATCACATATGAGCCGATTATAGCAAACTGGTGGACAGGCGCGGCCGCCGCCAGCACTGTAAACGTATGGTACCACACAGAATCAGAGGCAATTCCGAACAAAAAGGTAAAAGAAATCAGCGACAAATTACAAGGGGGAACCACGGTCAAGTGCGATGATGGAATCATTTTTTTATCACAGGACCAACCGTGGACTCCTTTGGTCGATGAAGCCGACTCGTCAATAGTACGCAGATACACAGTAATAACTATGCAATTTATAACTATTTAACGAGGTGAGCAAATGAAGTATACACAGGTACCTTCTGACCTTTTCAAAAAAATACAGATTAATGCCGGTATTATTGTATCAGCTTTTGAGCCAGAAACGGGCGCCATAACAGCAACTAACATCCTCATGGCAACCAGCGGCGGTTGTAGTTTTAGCGCAGAGCCGTCCTTTACGGATTTCGGGGAAGATATTGACAACGTACCAAAAAACACGATGGAACTCAAGGAAATTGAATCTATTGAAGTAAAATTATCAGGTACAGCCGTTACTATGGATACCACACAGGCTAAAAGCTTTATGGCGGCGGCAGACGTAGCAGGAAACAAAGTAACACCAAGGGCAGATTTAAAAGCAGAAGATTTTAAGGATATTTGGTGGATCGGTGACTATTCGGACGAAAATTCCGGGGATTCCGCCGGATTTATCGCGATTAAAATTATGAATGCCCTCTCAACGGGCGGATTTAAGATTAAATCAGATGATAAATCCAAAGGAAATTTTGATTTTGAATACACAGGGCACTACAGCATTAAGAACGCAGAGACAGTACCTTACGAGGTCTATATCAAAACAGGCGAAGCGGCGTAGGAGGTAAAGCATGAGATTATCAGAATTAACAGCAGAACAGGGTTTAGAAGCGATTGCGAATTCTCTTGAACATATCGGAAACATTGCAGACGATGATGACGCGCTTAAGCTGTGCCAGGAACTTGTGCCGCGGGAAGGTGAGAAATACATCAAAGTCTTTGCCAGGGGCGCTAAAACAGCCCCTAGACTGTTAAAAACACACAAAGATGACGTAATTGGAATCTTAGCGGCGTTTGAATTACAGACAGTTGAGGAATACAAGAAAAAGCACAAATTAATGGATGTTATCAAGGGTATGGTTGACCTCGTCAATGAGCCGGAGGTACGTCAGCTTTTTTTCTCAGCGCCAACAGGCGAAACCGGCGAACACTCTGGCGATGTGCAGGAGAATACAGAGGCAACAGCGTAAAAGGCTTCTTGTTGTATGTCAAGGCTAAGATTTTAGATGATACAGAGGAATTAATTTACAAGCGATACATGGCCGATGGGCTGAAATATGTAACCGAAAGCATTTCGCAGGCATTCGGTGGGAAATATCTCTATGTATCATTTTTTGATTTAATTAATAGCGATAAAAAGCAAACAGCAACAAAGACTGGCGAAGAAATAGCCGCAGACGTCATTAAAAAAGCCGGATTGGTGGTGATGAGTGGTTGAATGTGATGGAATTGTTTGTCACTCTGGCAATCAAAGACACCGCATATAAGCAGGGGCTGAAAGACGCAGAAAGTAACGCCAGCTCGTCCACATCAAAAATCGGCGGGGCATTTAAAACAGTCGGGAAGGTGGCTAAAACAGCCATGGCGGCTGGTTCTGCCGCCGCCGTTGCATTTACAAAAACGTCAATAGATGCCGGGATGAATTTTGATACTGCGATGTCCCAGGTAGCAGCTACCATGGGAACAACCGTAGATAAGATAGGGAATGTTGAAGCCAAGGCTGAGGAAATGGGGCGCACTACAAAGTACACCGCGACGGAAGCAGCGGAAGGCATGAACATTCTTGCCCAAGCCGGTTTATCGGCGGATGAGCAGATTAGCGGCATCGGGACAGTGCTTAACCTCGCCTCTGCCGGTGCCATGAGTCTGGAAGAATCGGCATCGTATACCGCCGGAGCTGTAAAGGGCTTTGGCGATTCGATGGGCAACGCATCTTATTATGCTGATTTAATGGCAAAGGGTGCTACTCTTGCGAATACAAACGTAAGGGGACTTGGAGAAGCCTTTTCCGGTTCTGCCGCCACGGCAAAAAACTACGGTCAATCGGCGGACAGTGTCACACTTTCCCTACTCCGCCTAGCAGAGCAGAACGTGACAGGTTCCGAGGCATCTACAGCGTTAAATAGGGCAATGGCAGACTTATATACTCCGACTGATAATGCATCAAAAGCTTTAGACCAGTTAGGGTTATCTGCCTATAAATCAAACGGCGAAGCAAAAGATTTTAACGACCTCGTAGACGAGCTTAATGGCTCTTTACAGGGTATGACAGCGGAACAAAAAAACAATGCTCTTGCTACAATTTTTACAACACAAGGTTTACAGGCATTTAACAAAATGACCGCATCAAGTGATGCGACCGTGCAAAAATTTTGGAAAGGAATACAGGATTCTTCCGGCTCCGCGGCACAGCAGGCGGCTACACAGCTAGACAATCTAAAAGGTGACATAACCTTACTATCTAGTGCTACAGAGGGCTTAGAACTGGGTTTTTACAATACTTTTTCAGGCGCTATCCGTGGTGCCATCAAAGGTATAACAAGCGAGGTTAGTGGATTAGCTGAGGCGATGGAATCCGGCGGCATAAGCGGCGCTTTTTCCAAACTGGCGCAAGATGCGATTAATTTTAGTGGTCAGTTGCCGGGGCTGACAAAAATCGGCGGCGACCTCATAAACGGTTTAATTTCGAGTGTTACTCAAAATTCTGGCAGTATTACAACTGCTGTCGGCCAACTGTTAAATAATCTCGCCTCTACGATTTCCGTAGGACTAAATGTATTTACTTCGGTCGGAGTTAATTTGCTGACGACTATTGCCAGCGGCATGACTCAGGGCATCCCAACCTTTTTAGGACAGGCGTTGCTGATGTTGACGCAATTTACGGAATCACTGAGAAGCAATGCAGGAAAACTAATAAATGCAGGTTTGGCTCTTATCCAAAATATCGCGCAAGGGTTGATTAACTCTATCCCTGTATTGATTGCATATGTACCTACGATCATAACAAATTTAGCCGGTATCATTAACGATAACGCGCCAAAAATCCTTGCGACAGGAGTAACGATCATAACAAATTTAGCGATTGGCCTAGTTCGTGCGATTCCGTTGTTAATTGCTAATTTGCCTAAAATTATCACAGCCATTGTAAGTATATTTACAGCGTTCAACTGGTTTTCGCTTGGTAAAAACATTGTTACTGGCATAATAAAAGGGGTCAAAAATCTCCCATCGCTCTTAAAGACTGCTGCTAAAAATGCCGTAAACGGATTCAAAGGGGCGTTTAAGGGCAACGGCATTTTATCCGCTGTTAAAGGGGCGTTTACTAAGATACCGTCAGCTGTAAAGAGCATCTTTACTAAGGCAGTATCCCTTGTAAAAAGCTTCCCTGGACGGTTTAAGAATGCCTTAAAGTTTAGCTGGTCTCTTCCGCACCTAAACCTACCGCACCTGAGTGTTTCCGGCGGAAAAGCTCCGTTCGGTATTGGCGGAAAGGGCTCACTACCATCATTCCACATTAGCTGGTATAAAAAGGCTATGGAAAGCCCGTATGTATTTTCTGACGCCACATTGTTTGGAGCAGGAGAAGCAGGAGACGAGATGCTGTACGGTCGTAGTAGGTTAATGAGCGATATCAAAGAGGCAACACAGGGAACGAAAAATGATGTAACTATTAATGTAACTGTAAACGGTGCAGATAACCCAGAAGAATGGGGAAGAAGGATGGCAAGTGAGCTTAGAAGGCAGGTGAAAATGGCATAATGGCAAAGAAAAATAAAAAATCTGCTGCTCCCAGTGGTCTGTCTATATCGAGAGACAATCTGAAATTTACAATATCTTGGAAAATACCGGCGAAAAAATATGAGGATGGACAGTGGCTGTGGTATCGTCTACATACAAAAAACGCCGGTGCATCCAAATGGGATTGGACAAAGTGGAAGAAAATAGATGTGGGAAAATCAGCAACCAAAAAAACAGTAGCACTTGATGCAAAAAATTATTATCCTGTCTCATCAAAATTATTAAATGCGATAGAGTTTAAGGTAAAGGGCAAAACAAAAAGTGATAAAAAGCATACCTATACAGCCGCACATTCCACAAAGACATTTACCATTTATGCACCAAATGCCCCTTCCGTTTCTTATTCTCTTGATGATACTGGCGCAAATAAAGGTGCCTTTACTTGGAGCACATCATACGAGGCGAATGATGCGAGACATTTCGCAAAAACACAGGTACAGACTGCATTAATGGCAAACTATAAGGGCGCCATTGCGAACGCTCGCTTTGCCAATTCGGCTTATACAGGGGCTTCTGGTACATGGGAAATAACAGAGGATGGTTCCCCAACACAGAGTATGACATTCTGCCGCATTGTAAGGGTAAAGTCGAGAGGATGTGCCGGAGATTCCGGTTGGGGTTATGCGTACCATTATTACAGCATCCCGGAACGTCCAAACATACAGAACACAGGGAGCAAAGAGATAGGTTCCTCTAGCCGGTATGTATGGGCAAACTGGGTGCAGGCATCGCCACAAGACCGCCCTGTGGATTCCATGGAGCTACAATATGCCATAGACACGCCGGAAAGCGGAGAGAGGTATACCGGCACCTCATGGAGCACAGGAGTAACCGTTGCATACCATGACTACACGGTATCGGCAGATTTTAATACAGACGACGGCATAGCGGAAGACCAGATTATGTGGACAAGGGTGCAAAGTACGCACGATAAAAAATATGCGTATTCTGAGCCACGAGTAGCGGCACGAGGAGCCCTAAAATCCCCGTCATTTGATACGGTATCAGCGACAGGAACAACACTGACAATTAACAGCATTGAGCGCAACACGGAAGTGCCTGACGCTAAAACAGCCGTCTGGATGAAAATAGACAATGAAGAAAAAGGTATTATTGCAATCACCGACAAAGAGGGGACGATCACGGTTACGTGTCCGGACGTTTCCGGCGGCGCTGAATACCAGATTGCCCTCAAGAATTTTACCGGAACTTCTACGCCTCAGAATGGAGCGTCTGGCATTACCTACAAACTTAGCCCCCTCATGCAGTCAGGGTGGATTTACTCAGAGACAAGAAAAATTGCGGTTCCGCCGAAAAATATAACTGCAATGGCGGTAGCATCTGATACCGTAGAATTAACGTGGGATTGGTCATGGAAAAACGCAGATGCGGCTACTATATCATGGGCAGACCATGAGGACGCATGGATTAGTACGGACGCCCCAACTACTTATGACGTGGAGGACAGGGAGACCACATGGCATATCGGGTCCCTGGAATCGGCAAAAACATATTATTTCCGCGTAAGATTGCGGGATACGTCCGGGGACGAAGAAGTGTTATCTCCTTGGTCTGATACGGTTTCCGTATCTCTGAGTGAGACACCAACGACTCCTACGCTTGCAACAACGGAAAATTATCTTGCCCTGGACGATACAGTTATTTGCAGTGTTGGCTACACCGGAAACAGCAAAGCGAGCATAAAAATAGCGGAAGCGATTGACGATGAGCCGGTTAAAGGCAAAGATGGAAACGTCGTTGTTTTAATGATGTCTTCCGGCATGGAGACATTATCAGAAACGATTGAAAACATTAATAAAATCTATACTGCAAACGGCCTCTTGAGTAATCTGTGGAATGTAGGAGAAATCCATTATCTAAAAGCAATGGTTACGGCACAAGGAGGCAAGGAAGGTGCATGGTCAGATTCTGTGGCTGTCGAAATTGTTGCAAAACCTACAATAGACAGCGTTACAACGAATCTCGTCTCGGAAACAACGACATATAATTCTGGTGATGTTACCACGGAGGCGGCCGACCAGACAGTACCAGAATCATCGGAAGGCACAACAAACTATCTAGAACAGCTACCACTAACAATATCCCCTTCCTTCGGGGATTCTTCCGGCACAGCAAAAGTAACGATTGTCAGGGACGAGGATTATTATATTCTGCGCCCGGACGGATTAAAGGAACAGCATTTTTCCAGCGAAATTATTGCCAGTTTTACCGGTAGTGAAACAGATAACTACAGTATTGCCTTGGGCGACCTGATCGGGCAGATGGATGACGGTGCAAGGTACAGTATACAGATTGCATTTACAGATATTTATGACCATGTGGCAGAAAAAAAGATACCGTTTGTTGTGCGGTGGAAACATCAGCCGGAAGTGCCAACGGCCACTGTAAATACGATTGCAGACAATAAAACAGCAAGTATTGTTGTTACTAAACCAACTACATATGCTGATGGGGATACGTTTGATTTGTACCGGATGAGCGTAGACAGAGCAGAATTGATTCTGGAGAACGGAATCTATGGCCAGAAATATGTTGACCCATACCCTGCGCTAAACGAATACGGAGGCATATTGGTTGTAAATAAAACCGCCAACGGCGACTATATAACAGTAGATAGCTCGTTTGCATGGTTATACAACGAATTTTCGATAGCCCACGAAAAGGCAATCATTGATTTTGACAGTGAATCTATCGAAATCCAGTATAACCTTGATTTAGATAACTCATGGGATAAAGATTTTGAGAGGACAGTATACCTTGGTGGCTCTGTACAAGGTGACTGGAACCCTGCAGTCACTCGTGATTTAAAAATTGATGCAGTAAGTATCTCGCTAACAGAACCAACGATGATTGAGCAAATGAGACGCCTCGCAACGTATCCCGGAATATGTCACGTTAGGACGCCGGACGGTTCGTCTTTTTCCTGCGATATACAGGTATCAGAGAAAAAAGACCACGATAATAAAATGAGGGCAGATTTCTCACTAACGATTAAAAAAGTGGATTCGGAAGAACTGGACGCTGTGACGGAAGAACAGTGGAGCGCAGAGCATCCTAACGAGGTGATGTGATGGATTGGAGCAAAGGATTTTCAGCAAGATATATTTTGACAACGGTTGACCCCAAGACGTGGACAGACCAGCAGGAATTTGAATTTACTGAGGGCAGTATTGACCGGGACAGCACGTCAGATTTAAGGGAATCTGCCTCTGTCACAATGACAGAAAAGATAACAGACAGTGAGTGCTGGGTACGCATTTACTTGCAGGCTAAACAGGGAGGGTCAGGAGCAAAAGTAGCACTGTTCACTGGCCTGACCGCCTTCCCAGAAAGAAAACTTGATGGCGTGAGAGAGACTTACAATATTGACTGCTATTCCGTTCTCAAGCCGGCAGATGATGTGATCCTGCCGCGTGGTTATTATGCACCAGCCGGCAGCGGAGCAAAGCAGATTAAAAATCTGCTCAATGATTGTATCCCTGCCCCTGTGTATGTCGAGGGAACATCGCCGATAACTACAGATAATATCGTTGCGGAAGATGGGGAAACAAGGCTCACAATGGCACTACACATATTAGATGCCATTGGTTGGCGCATACGAATACTTGGCGATGGAAGTATTGTTATCTGCGCAAACGATAACAATAGCAGTCTTACAGTGGGAATTAACGCAAATGACATCATAGAGTGTGACGTAACAGACACATTTAATTGGTATGACACACCAAATTGTTTCATGGCAATACATGACGATTACGGCGCAGCCATCGCGCGGGACGACAGCCCGGACAGTTATTTATCAACCGTTAGCCGCGGAAGAGAAGTTTGGAAATCGGAAACAGGCGTTGAATTATCTGCCGGGGAAAACATAGCGGCATACGCTGTGAGAAAACTAAAAGAATTGCAGAATCCTGCCAGAACAATGCAGTACAGCCGGCGATTTTTTGAGGACGTTCTTTTGGACGATGTGGTCTTTTTAAACTATCCACGGCATAACCTTACCGGAAAATTTAGAATAACATCACAATCGCTATCCCTGGAACATGGTTGCCGCACAAAGGAAGAGGTGGAAAGCATTGAATGAGTTTGTAAAAGAGATTGCCTCGGCGATGAAGCAAAGCAAAACAAAAGCATACGATACAGTTGCAAAAGTCCTTCGGGTTGACGAAAAAACAGCATATGTCCACATTGACGGCGGATCAGATGAAACCCCTGCGCAGATGGCTATTAACTGCAAATCTGGGGATACGGTAAAAATACGTGTCTCCGGTGGAAAAGCATGGCTTACTGGAAATCTTACATCTCCACCAACAGATGATACAGCCGCAGAAAAAGTAAAACAATCGCATGAAAGATTTAAAAAAGGAACCGCTAAAAATTTTGGGTTACAGAACAAAAAAATTATTAATGCAGCTAAAACTGCAACAAATTTTATTGATTATATAGATGGTGTTGGACTGATAGTTGGCGACATGAGAGGGAACACCCTTAAACAAAATACTTTACTTGATGCATATGGTATGGCTGTACGAAAAGGAAATAGTGAAATTGTAAGGTTTGGTACAGCACCTATCGTGATCACCAACACGGACGGCGATAAAAATTATGACGGTTTCGGTTCTGTCATGCAATCCGACCGCAACATTGTTGTTTCCACCCAGCAGACAAACCCAGACGACATCCATGGCGGCGGCAAGGCGGCTCTGGAATTGTATTACGATAAAACCAAGGACACCACGGGACTTTCGTTAACCGTCAAAGAAGGCTCGACGTATAGCGACTTGTACGAGTCTATGGGAACCGGGATGTATGTCGATAACCACCACATCCAATTTGTATCTAATGACGTAGAGTGCATCTTAGGTAAAAATAACATCCTGTGGGATGCTAACACTATAGGATATTGGATGCTTGCAGAGCATAAATTTACACTAAATGAGCCAATATCAATGCAACCGACCGGTGCAGTATTTGTCTGGAGTCACTATAGTAATGGAGCTTGTGATAATTGGTGGTGGACAACGTTTTTTGTACCTAAACAGCACGTTGCCTGGCGACCTGGAGATGGTATGTTAATGAGCAATCCATATTACGGATTAAATAAATACCTATATATCGGTGATACATTTATACAGGGTACTGACAGTAATAAATCTAATAACGCACAAAACGGAATAGCCGTTAACAATCAAGGGTTTGTACTGAGATATGTGTTAGGAGTGTAATTATGGAAGAATATTATATTGGATACGTATTTGATGGTTTATACCCACCAAAAGCTGCGCAGTGGTGCAACGAAAATGGTACGTGTCATATCGAGGCAAATAAGGAAGGAAAGTATGAAATCGTTGAGAATGTTGACCGAGAAGAACCGGAACACCTATTTAACGATAACACGCCGTCCATACCAGAACTGAATAAAAAAATAGAAGAACTTACAAAACAAAATGAGATGCTCACAAATTACTTGCTAGAGCTGTCTGATAGATTTATGCATAAGGAGGTAGAAGTATGATAGCTAGTGGGACAATAATTATTGACGGGCAGACATACCGCAAAGGAGATATTATACACGATTTAGGCGGCTGGGATTGCATAGACACAGACGGAAGTAAGCGATATTACTGGGGAAAGTCTTCTGAAGTAGATAAATTGCCTCATTACGTTGCAAGTGGCTCAACGGCGTTATGCGTAGACACAGGGGAATTATATGGCTTTTATGCCCCTGATAGCAAGTGGTTTTTACTTTAGGGAGGTGTAGAGCATGAGGAAAAGTGGTTTAACGGGAGATGAGGCGTATATACTCTCAAAACGTAGGAAAACAACAGAAGACCTTGGCCCGCTAAAAAAAGAAATTGGTTTGATAAAGGAAGATTTATCAAACAAAATTACAAAGTTCTATGCCTCAAATCAGGGCGAAACTCACATCATTGATTCCGACAATGGAAAGATTCGAGATATGATGATATATGGCAAATCATCACAGGATGGAACGCCAACGCCAGAGAATCCAGTTGAGATTAAGAGCGTTGTAAATCCTACAGTTAAAGTAACAAATGAAGATGGATTAAAGGTTCAATCTGTTACGCTTAACAATATCATCCTTAACGCAATTCCGGTCTCAAGTGGTGGCAACGTCACAATTGACGGACAGCAGTATATTGCGGATTATGTGGATGTGGAACGTGGGATGCTGGTGAAGAGAGTATATGAATATGTTTTTTCCGGTAAAGAACGTTGGACTGCTGCTGTAGATGGTGCACAGTATCTGGCATGGCGTGTAGGTGATAAACCCGGCATTATAGATAGCATATATGACAAAAAATGTATATGTTCTTGCCTGATTGCAAACATTCTGAGTGCAACGAGAAAAGGTGAAAATTACATATCGACTCAATCCCTTGATGATACGTGTAGAGTCTGGGTTTCTGCTAATGTTGCAACAAGTAAATTAACAGGAGAAAAAGTATTTTTAGCGTTAATAGTTCCAGAAGAAATCTCCCTTACTCAGGAAGAAATTCGGGCATTCAAAGAATTAGCCGCCTACTACCCCGTGACCAATGTCAATGTCGCATCAGAGCAATTGAATGGATACACAGTATTTAACTATCCTGTTTCGATGGAAAATGGATGGAACTATGTAAAGCAGCAGTTAAATGACAACCGAGATTATATCTATGATATGGATTTGCAATCCACAGAAGCCTATGTCAACAGCGAATATGCAGTAGCATTAACAGAATTGGAGGTATAAATATGTTGTATAAAACACTTTTAAAACTTAAAGAAAGAAACGGACTTACAGATGATTTAAAGAATAAGATTGATGTGTTTTTTGCAGTTGGGAGAATCACAGAGGAACAGTACAATGAGCTGATGGATGTTAATAAGGAAAAAGAATCGAAAGCGGAAACTAATTAACTAAAGAGGGCTTTAATTAATTTATAAAAACAAAAGAAAAATAATTTTTAAGGAGGAATGGAGATGGTAGATATTATGTTACCCTTAATAACTTGTATTTTTGTAGTTTTTGATTTGGCTAGCGGTGGAGTAGCCGCCTGTGCCAACCACAAGTGGAAATCCTCAGAAATGAGGAAAGGATTGTATCATAAATTTGGCTCTATTATGCTCGTGGTACTTGCGTATCTTATCGACTACGCCCAGAAATATGTAGACCTAGGTTTCCAGGTGCCTATTGCCGCAGGTGTGTGCGTGTACATCATTTTAATGGAGCTTGGTTCCATCGTGGAGAATATCGGCAAAATTAACCCTGATTTGCTCCCAGACAAAGTTAGAGCGATTTTAGGACTAGACAAAACGAAATAAATTTACGTAATTTTTGCGTGTTTGAGGTGATGCAGTGAACAGAAGTTTGATAAAAAAACTCTGGAAATTAGGCGATAAACAATTTATTGATTACGCCTTGTCATGCGCCCGTTTAACCTTGCGGGAGCGTGAAACTGTACAGTACTTGCTTTTTGACGGATTAACGCAGGAGCAAGCCGCCGAGAAAATGGATATAAGCACGAGAGGATTACAGGGGCTGTGGAGTTGCGCTGTGGAAAAGATTTTGTTAGTTCCCGGCACGATCCCGTACATAAACAGCCTTTAAAAAACTAAAGATGATTTAAAAATTGCGCAGAAATAAGCACACTGTCTTCGTGGTGGTGTGCTTATTTTTTTGCGATAATAAAACTATAAGGAGGGCGGAGAGATGTATCAATATTGGAATCCAAATCCCGCGGCGGCAAAAGTGGGGGACTGTACTGTGCGTGCTATCTCAAAGGCTATGGGTCAGACGTGGGAAGAAACATATATACAGCTTGCACTGTACGGCTTGATGCTGTCAGATATGCCCTCGGCTAATGCAGTATGGGGCGCATACCTCAAAGACAATGGATTTAGCCGTTATATAATCCCGGACGAATATATGACCTGTACCGTCTCAGAATTTGCAAACAACCACCCGGAAGGGGCTTATATTTTAGCACTGTCAGGGCACGTTATAGCGGTAATTGACGGCAATTACTACGATACGTGGGACAGTGGAGCAATGACACCTATCTACTATTGGAGGGAAGGAGGAAAATAAATGTTCGGTTATCCACAATATCCACAACAGTATCCACAGTACCCGCAATACCCACAACCGGATTATCTTGACCAACTAAACCGACTAAAACAACAACAGGTACCGCCCCAACAAATGCAGCAACAATCCAATCCCGATGAACGGATTTGGGTACAGGGGCAGGGCGCGGCGGAGGCGTATTTAGTAGCACCAAACTCTTTTGTCCGCCTATGGGACAGTCAGGCGCCAGTTTTTTACGAAAAAAGAGCAGACCAGACGGGCAGACCGTTTTTAGAGGTGTTTGAATACAAGCGCAAAGGCACAGATTCGCCCACAGCGGAGCTTTCGCAGTCTAGCCAACCAATTAACTATGAGGAACGCTTAAACGCCTTAGAAAGGCAAATGGAGACGTTAAGAAGGAGGGTATTGAATGAATCTCAATCCAATGCAGATGATACAGCAGTTTCAACAGTTCAAACAGCAGTTCCAAGGGGACCCGAAGCAGGAAGTGCAAAACCTGCTAAATAGCGGGCAAATGAGCCAGCAACAGTACAACCAGTTGCAAGGGATGGCAACACAGTTTCAAAACCTTTTAAAGGGTTTTAAATAAATAAAAAGGAGTGATTTCATGGGATTAACAACAGACGGAATGAGTCCGGCAGATTTGGCGGCAGTCACAGGCAACAATAACGGCGCATTTGGCGAGGGTAACGGTGCTTGGTGGATTATCATTCTTTTCCTCTTTATCTTCTGTGGATGGGGAAACGGAAATGGATGGAATAACGGCGGCGGGGGCGCGGTAGATAACTATGTATTGGCTTCTGACTTTGCAACCTTACAGCGCCAGATTGATAGCGGTATTTCCTCCCTTGAGCGCAAGGGTGATGCCATCAACAGCGGTATTTGTGACGGATTTTATGCAATGAACACCTCTCTACTCAACGGATTTGCAGGAACAAATAGTACAATTCAGCAGAACGGCTATGATACACGGAATGCAATCCAGCAGGGGCAGATTGCAGATATGCAAAGTTTCAACGCTTTGCAGGCACAGTTAGCACAGTGCTGTTGCGATAACAAACAGGCTATCGCAGGTGTTAACTACAATATGGCGATGAATACTAATGCGATCCAGCAGGAAGTTACAAACGGCTTCTGCCAGACAAACTTTAACAACGCAAACAACACAAGAGACATCATCGACAACCAGAATAATAACGCTAGAGCTATCCTTGATGCCCTCACAGCGCAGAGAATCGAAGCTAAGGACGCTAAGATTGCCGAGCAGAATCAGCAGTTATTTGCGGCGCAGTTAGCGGCTTCTCAGGCATCACAGAACGAAACCTTAAAGGCGTATATGCAGGGACAGTTTACTTACTACAACCCTAGACCGGTGCCGGCTTTTCCGGTTTCCGCACCATATCAGTACGGTAACTGTGGGTGCAATACCGGTTGCGGATGCTAAAATTTTATAATTAGCAACTTCCTGCGTTGACGGGATTGTTCGGCTTGTGCCGATGATGCTTATAGCGGCGGGGCGAACGCTTCCCC